TAAAATCCCTGTTAATGTATCTTTTGATGGCGGTATTAACAAGTGGTCTGGCTTATTGGATGTTGCTTTGGAATCCGGACACGTTATCAAGCCTAGCAATGGTTGGTATTCGAAAGTAAACAAAGATACTGGTGAACTTGGTGATAAGAAACGCCTTGCAGACACGCAACAAGAATCATTCTGGAATGATATTCTTTCCGATGAATCTTTCAAGCAATTTGTGAAAGAAAAATATGAAGTCGCTTTTGGTAACATTATGGGACAAAATACTGAAGAAGTTCAAGTCGAAGAAGTTTAAAATCGGTGAAGATTTTCAGTTTTATAATTTTGCAGATACGAATTTAACCGGCATAGTTCTTCGCAAAGGAGAATATGCCGGTGTCGTATATTATTACACATACGCAGGACTGAACGAAGAAGGCCTAGGTGCCAGACTGAAGTTCGGCTATCAAATTGTCCAAGCAGGCGAATTTAATCGCCATCTATTGGAAAAAGATGAAAAATTTGTTACACTCATGGGTGACATTCTTACTGAACTAATTTTAACGGAAACCGAAATTGAACCGTCTAGAACACTCTATTCTGAAGAATCTGATTTATAATGAGGAATACACTCGAAAGGTGATGCCCTTCATTCAACCCGAATACTTCTCGGATAATACTGAGAAGATTGTTTTCGGTGAAATCAAAGAGTTTGTGGAGAAATATAAGAATCTACCAACACATGAAGCATTGGTGATTAATTTCACTGAAAGTAAAACGCTGACTGAAGAACAGGTTCGCGGCTCCATTGAAATTCTGAATCAACTTCATAAAAACAAAGACGAACCAACAGAACAGCAATGGCTAACGGAACAAACTGAAAAGTTTTGTCAAGACAAGGCAATCTATAACGCAATTATGGATGCTGTTCAAATTCTTGATTCGAAAACCAACAAAGCAAAAGGTGAAATTCCAAAGATTTTGTCTGATGCACTAGGCGTTTCTTTTGACAGAAACGTTGGTCATGATTACATAAGCGATTATGAAAGCCGATATGATTTCTACCATAGAAAAGAAGAAAAGATTCCCTTCGACCTTGATTTCTTCAATAAAATTACAAAAGGTGGTCTTCCTAACAAAACTCTTAATATTGCCTTGGCTGGCACTGGTGTTGGTAAGTCTCTCTTTATGTGTCATGTTGCCGCTGGCTGCATTTCACAGGGTTATGATGTTCTCTACATCACTATGGAAATGGCTGAAGAAAAAATTGCGGAGAGAATAGATGCGAATCTTCTTAATATTCGCCTTGATGATTTACATATTATATCCAAGGACGAATACACCAAAAAGTTTCAATCCTTACAGAACAAGACTCACGGCAGACTTATCATTAAAGAATATCCAACCGCTTCAGCCGGTTCGATGCACTTTCGTTCGTTGTTAAATGAATTACAGTTGAAAAAGAGTTTTAGGCCGAAAATCATTTTTATCGACTATCTGAATATCTGTTGCTCCTCAAGACTCAAGCCAGGTTCTAATGTCAACAGTTACACATACATCAAAGCAATCGCTGAGGAACTCCGTGGCCTCGCAGTTGAGTTTAATGTGCCGATTGTGTCAGCTACACAAACAACTCGCTCAGGATACAGTAATTCCGATGTGGATTTGACAGACACTAGTGAATCCTTCGGTTTACCAGCAACGGCAGACTTTATGTTTGCTTTGATTAACACTGAAGAACTTGAGCAATTGAATCAGATTATGGTCAAACAGTTGAAAAACCGTTATAATGACCCTAGTTCCAATAAAAAGTTTGTGATTGGGGTTGACAGGGCTAAAATGAGACTGTATGATGTAGAAGATGCGGCACAGAAGATTGTTGATTCTGGTCAAGTACAGGATGATAAACCATTGAATACTTTTGGAAACCGTGAGCGTAAATTCAACTCCAAGTTTGCAGGTGTGAGAGTATAAATATCCAATAATTTGGAGATTTTATGGCCGCACAGCAAGGATTTGAATACGAAAAAAACGCTATCAATTTTCTGAAACCTTTTGGTTTGTCTGATGGTAAGTTTGCTGGCGCCTCACACGACCGTCCAGATATTATGCTAACGGTTCGTGGTCAGGAAGCAGGCTGTGAGTTAAAAATTTCACCAACTGCCGGTGGTAGTTTAGTTATTAAGGCATATGCAAATTCTAAACCTCATTGGAGATTTGGTGAAATTGACCACGATGAGACAGAGAAAAAGTTTTTAGCTGATTTAGCAAAATCTTCAGGTGTGCTGGACCAAATCAACAGAAAATGGGAAACACCGATTTACAACATATCAGACCGTTCTCAGCAATGGGAAAGAGAAATGTTGAAAGTACCACTGCGAGAGCGTTATGATTTTGATTTGAAAACTTGTCCAGACATTAAACTGGTTCTTCCTTCAGATTCTATGTCGAAGTATTATAATCTGAAGAAAACTTATTACATTAATGTTGGCACTCACGGATTTTATCTGTTAGGTAATAGAGACCCACTTGGTATTAACGAAAGACTTCGCAAAATAGGAATGCCTCTTGTTCCTAAATTTGAGGATGCATGTAAGATAACGGCGCGTGTTCGTTGCCAATCTAAAGGTGTAACTAAAGCGGATGCTGAAGAAAAATCCAAAGGAAGAATTGGTGCTCAAGGGTATCAATTCACATTTACCATAGAATTCTCTTTACCTAGAAACTCATCAGATTATAATATTGCTCCCATAGATGGTAGAAGCGTTAACATTATAACAAATAAAGCAAATTACAAATGTCTTCTATGAAGTTCAAACAATTTTTAAATGAATCGGTGAAAGAAGGAAAGAACGTACACCTTGAACACATCGAGGATGAAGTTCTGAACCGTGGTGTTCCTGGTGCAAGAGATGCTATTAACTTTTTACGCTCCCTGCGTGACATGCTTGCTGGTAGTTCCGATTCGAAAGTCAATGTAACGACAAAGTGGGATGGTGCGCCAGCGGTTTTTGCTGGTACAAATCCTGAAAATGGTAAATTCTTTGTAGCTACAAAGGGCATATTCAATGCCAATCCTAAACTAAACTACACTGAAGAAGATATTGATAATAATCATCCTTCTGAAGGTTTAAACAAAAAACTCAAAGTTGCACTTAGATACTTGCCAAAAATTGGCATTGAAGGTGTACTTCAAGGTGATATGATGTTCAGTAAGGGTGATATCAAGGCTGAAACTATTGACGGTCAAAAGTATATTACCTTTCAACCGAATACAATTGTATATGCCGTGCCCTCCGAAGCTAATTTAGCTAAGTCTATGCTTGCGGCTCAGATGGGTATTGTATTTCACACCGCGTATACAGGTAAAACAATTGCTGATTTGAAGGCATCATTCAACATCGATATTGGTAGAATGAAGCCAACAAAAGATGTTTGGTTCCGTGATGCATATTTTATTGATGCTTCAGGTACTGCAACGTTTACAGAATCAGAAACAAAATTGATAACCGAAATTCTATCTGATGCAGGTAAAACATTTCAGAAAATCAATTCAATGACACTGAATAGAATCTCTGCATCCGATACTATACTAACTTATATCAAGACATTCAATAATACAAAAGTGCGTTCAGGTGAATCTATAGTAGATACTATGAAACATACAAATGAGTTAATTAAATGGATTGAGGACAAATATAATAAAGAAATAATTGCTGCCAAAAAAGAAGAAACTAAACTGAAAAGGCAAGCAGAGAAAAATGAAATGGTTCGATTCTTCAGAAATAATGCTGTAGAATTGAAAAAGATATTTGATTTACAGAATGACCTTGTTGATGCTAAGAATATGATTATTAAAAAGCTTCAGCAAATGAAACAAGTCACAGGTTCTTTCTTGAAAACTGATGATGGTTTTAAAATTACCAATCCTGAAGGTTTTGTTGCTGTTGATAAACTAAAAGGAACCGCAGTAAAGTTGGTTGACAGACTAGAATTCAGTCATGCAAACTTCACTGCCGCAAAAGCTTGGAACAAATAATGGAAAAGAAATACGATTTAACAGCCATCATGGCCGAATATGGTGATGATGACTTTGGCTTCACTGCTGAAGATGATGCCGACTATGAAGCAGTCATAGCAGAAAAAGAAGAAACAGTAGAAGAATACAAAGAGAGACTGAAGGAAGTTGAAAAACTTATTTTACCCTTTCTCACAAAGTTACTGAAAACTGCTGACCAACCAATCATTAAATGGCCAAATCGCAAGCCAGCTATTGAGTCGCAAATACAAAAAATATTGAACCTTACAAGAGGATAATATGAAATCATTTAGCACATTCATTGCAGAAGAAAAAAAAGCAACGATAACTAAAAAAGAAAGTTATCGTGGAAGAACTACGGCTGATGTTGAATATAATGTGCATGATGAAAATGGGCGTCATATCAGAACAACAAAAACTAAAAAAGAAGCAAAGATGTGGAAAGATATGCATGAGTTATCGAAAGAAGAAATGCATAAAAAATATCCAGAATTGGCACCAAAATGAAATCACTCAAAGAATACACAAAATTAAATGAAGCCGCATACGCAGGCAATATTGGTATTATGGAGCTTATCAAATTCAAACAAAAAGCAAACGATAAAGAAAAAAAAGAATTTGATGACCATTTGAAAAATAAGAGACATAAAGATGCATGGGAAACCGTGCAGAGAGTAACTGGTGTTAAACTACATAAAAGTGTGAGTGAAGAAAAGAAATCACCACACCCAGATATCTTACCTGTTGCTGGCGCAGGCCAATGGGGAACAGACAAACTGGTAAACAAGTATAAGAAAGATACCCCAGGTCAATAATATGACTATATAATTTTAAGGAGTTTATTATGAAAGATGTGATTATCGGCGGCAGTTCCGGCTATACATGGG